GCCTATGAGTCGCATCCCGCCGCGGCGCCGATCATAGCCCACGGCCGCCGATTCGACTTACCGATCACCGCCAGGCGCATTGAGCGCAAGATCTCGAATCTGGCCGGCTTCTTCCGCAAGATCGGCCGCGATAAGTTCCTGGAGGTGTGCAGTCTGACGCTCGGCGCGGTCGAAAGGGAAATTCCGAAAGACAAGCTGAACTTGTACATCAGCGAGTCACAAACGGGACACCGCACCATCGGCGAGCCGGTGGCGCGCCAGGCCATCGAAGCCCGGCTGGCCGCATAACTCTCGCCCAACGCTGGGCGATCCCCGCGAGGTTTTACGCCAGTGGTGTCACCAAACCGGGAAGTCAAAATTCTGAACTCGCACGGCGCGACGCGCACCTCGCGCGCCAGGGCTCTCAAGTACGTGGAGAGCGGCCGGGCGGTTTATGTGGATGAGCGCACCATCCGCTTTGTCGAGGACGATCCGCGACACCTGGCGGTGGGACGGGCCGCGCGGCTGGCGCTGATCGACGGAGGCATGGCGACGCTGGACGCAATCGCAGGCTTACCGGTGATCCACCCGGTCGAGCTGATTACCCTGCAAACCAAGCGCACCCGCCAGCGCGCTGCCTGAAAGAACATGACGATTATCAACGGGAGTACTCCCATGCAAACCCCACTCGAGGCGGCCATCGCCGCCGCCACACAAGCCCTGGCCAGTCACCAGGCGGACACCGCGAACCTGGCCAGCGTGCAGAGCGCCATCGCGGCCGCTCAGGTGCGCGTGAATGCCGGCATCGAACGGTATAACGGCGCGCTGGACAACTTGGCCGCCGCGGCGGCGCAGGCGAAAGTCGCAATAGTCGCGTAAGAGGCGGAACGTCCATGCCCAACATCCCCGCTTTCGTCTGGCCGTTCGTGGCCATGTTGATCAACCTTTTGTGGTCAGCGCTGAACATGCGTGCCGTGGCGGGGCTCAAGGAGACCATCCGGCGGGAGTTTGTGCCGCGCGAGGAGTGCGATTTGAAGCACAAGATCTGCGAGGACCGGCACGGCGAGGTTTGCCGGCGTCTGGATTGCATCGAGCACGCCATCGCCGCGCGGGTGCGGCAGTGAAGCTCCGGTTTTGGCTAAGTGAGGCGGATCCGGCTCTCTACGACCTGGTGGGCTGGGATCTGCCGGGTTTGAGGTTTCGCAAGCGGCGGTTCAGGAAACTCAAAACGAGCGCCGCGCCCAAACTGCGAGCGCGGCGCCCGGGTTAGGCTTTCTTTTTGGTGCGGCTGGCTGCTTTCGGCGCCTTCTTGGGCGCGGCGGCCGGTTTGCTTGCGGTGGTGCTCTTCGCCATCGATTCGATTCTCCCTTCGCTATCGGAGAGTAGCTTACTTTTCTGGGCAAGTCCACAAATTCCCGAGATTGGAACCCGGGCCCGCGAGTGCGCGCCTTCCTGGCAGCGTACCGCCTGACGGCCAGCATCACACGCGCGGCGGAAGCGGCGGGAATCAGCAGAGAGGCGCACTACCGGCTATTGGAACGCTCGGCGGAATACCGGGCGGCGTTCGCCGCGGCGACGGCGATTGCCGGCGACCGCCTGGAAGACGAGGCGGTCCGGCGTGCGGTGGAAGGGGTGGAACGGCCGGTGCTGTATCACGGCAAGCCGGTGCTCATCCCGGTGGATCCCAAAAAACTGCGCGGGAAGAAACGGCCGCTCCTCGAGCACGAATACTCGGATGCGCTTCTGCTGGCCTTGCTGAAAGCCAAGAAGCCCAAAGAGTACAAGGACCGCGTAGAGCACGCGCTCGATCCGGACACGGAAAAGAAGTTCAGCGGCTCGATGCAGGAACTCCTCGATCTGTACCGGACCATGACGACAGGGCGGAAGTGATGCAGGGCGCCGATAACACTCCGGAGCTGCGAGCCAGGCTGAGGCCATCGGTGGCGCGCAGTCCGGCGGAGACTCTGGTGCACAAATTCGACAACCGGCTCACGGAGTACTGTTTTGCGACGCAGCTTGAAGATGAGCACCTGATGGAATTCTACGGTTTGGAGCTGCGGCAGATGTACGTGGATGCGCTTCTCGGGAGGGCCGCGCTATGACCCCGTCCCTGGCGCCATCCCTCACGCCGGCGGAAACCGCGGCCATGATCCGCGGCTTCGCGGATCACGCGAAGTTCTGCGAGCATCTGGAAATCCGCAACAAAGAAGGCGCCACGGTTCCCTACCGCAACTCGCCGGCGGGCCGGAAGCTCAACGCGGCCATCCGCAGGCAGGAGGAAGCGGGGCAGCCCGTCCGCGTGTGCTGTCTGAAGGCTTCGCAGGTGTGGATGAGCAGCTCGGCCGCGACCGAGATCTTCCGGCGCGTCCCGTTCTTTCCCGGACGGCGGGCGCTGGTGGTGGCGGATTCGGAAGCGCACGCGGAGCTGGTGTTCGATTATTACCAGCAGTACATCGCTTCGTACGGGCTGAAGCCTTACGGGTCGGAGTGGAACTCGGCAATTACGCTGCCCGAGCTGATTAAGGACACCGAGCGAAACATCCGCTGGGACAACCAGTCGAGCATCCTGGTGCACACGGCGTACAACGTGGAGATCGGCCGCGCGGCGCCGTACAACTGGGTGCAGCTTTCCGAGGCCGCGTTCTACCGCGACATGGGCCGGCTGATGACCGGGCTCATGCAGCGGATCCCGAACTCGCCGGACTCGGGTCTCATCATCGAATCGACGGCCAACGGCATGGGCGGAGACTTCTACGATCTCTGCCAGCGGGCCATGGATCCGCGGCGGGCGGGCGGCTGGGAGTTCGTCTTTTTCGGCTGGTGGGAGCATCCGGAATACCGGCGCACGCCGGAGCCCGGGTTCAAGCTCACGCGCGAAGAGATCCAGGAGCTGCAGAAGTACAACCTGCACGTGGATCAGATCGCCTGGCGGCGCTGGCAGATCGAGACGGCCTGCGAAGGCAAGATCGAAAGATTCCGCCAGGAACAGCCGGGCAATCCCCAGGAGGCCTTCCAGTCGAGCGGCCGCACGATCTTCGACATGGCGGCCGTAGCGCGGATGCCCGAGATTCGCGGGGCGCCGCGCGGGCGCCTGGAAGTGGTCGAGTCGGGGCTCGAGAAACGGGTGCAGTTCCGCCAGTCGGAGGACGGCCGCGGCGAGCTGGTGGTGTACCGGACGCCGCGAGCCGGAGGACGCTACATCATCGGCGCGGATCATGCGGAAGGGATCGACCCCAGCGCGCGGCAGGGGGCGGGCAGCTCCGACCCGGATTATTGCTCCGCGACCGTCTTGGACGTCGACACGCGGGAAGCCGTCGCCAAACTGCGCGAACGATACGAGCCCTCTCCGTGGGCGGAGCGGCTGTTCTGGCTGGGACGCTGGTACAACTGGGCGTTTCTCGTTCCCGAGCAGAAGGCCGTGGGCAAGGCGGTAATCGGGTGTCTGCTGACCGCGAGCGAGGAGCGCCAGGCGTACCCGCTGGAGTTGATTTACTCGAAGCAGCGCGATCCCAGCGACCGGCGCTCGGCATTGCTTCAGGACCTCGGGTACGAGACGAACGCGATCTTCCGGCCGATCCTGATTGCCGGCCTCGACAGCGCCTTGCGCTTCGGGCAGATCACGGTCCACGATCCGGAGACCATCGGAGAGCTGCGGTCCTTTGTCAGGAAAAGCAACGGCAGGGAAGAGGGCATCGGACACGACGACGACGTATTCGGGCTGGCTCTCGCAATCGAGGGCATTCCGTACGCTCTACGCGCGTTTGCTTACCGGGAATCGCTTGAGGGCAGCGCCGGCGTGTGGAAGCCGCAGCGGTATGGGCAGAAGCGGAGAGCGGATGAAGACGATTGAAGAGATCCTTCTCGAGGCCATCGCGAGCCTGATCGACAGGGTCCGCGAGCTCGAAGCCGAGCGCTTGGACCTGATCCGCGACTGGCGCCTGGCGCGGCGCGCTGCCGGCGAGTTGCGCGAGGAGCTCGATCGCGCAGCGGCGAAAGGCAAGAAGAAATGAACGACCGCGACGGAAACCGCTCCAACCCGTACAAGCCGGATCCGGCCATGTGCTGCGAGGCCTGCGTGTTCGGGCGCGGCGAGCACGCGGAGTGGTGCGGACGCCGCCGCCGGCGCGAGACGAGGAGCGCCGACCGCGACTGGCTGGTCACCCACCGCGACGGCTCGGTGGACCTGTACGTTCGGATGACTCCGGAAATGCTGGCGGCCGAGTTTGATTGGCACTGCGAGCTCTGCGAGCCCAAGCCGCGGAGCCTCAACGCCGACGCCGCCTCCTCCTACGCGCTTTCATTTGTGACGCATGCCTAAATCCTTCCAGATCGAAATCCCGGACGCCGAGAAAAGCCTGCTGCTCAACCGCATCGAGCAGGACTTTTTGTTGGCGAAGTCCTCGCACCTCAGATGGTCGCAACGCTGCGCGGAGTGGATGAAGAAGTGGGAAGGGCGCGTCAATCCGCCGGCCGCCGGCGACGAGCTGAAGCCGAACCACGTGGTGCCGCTGGTGCAATGGCAGTGCTTCAACAAGCTCGCCAGAGACGTGCAGGCGCTGTTGGGCGACGACGCCGAAATCACGGCCAAGGCAACGGGACCGAGCGACGCGGCGAAGGTGGCGAAGATCGGCCGCTATATGACCTCGCGCGTCTTCGACCAGATGCAGATTATCAACCCGCTCTGCATCTTCGAATTCCGCCGCATCCTGAACGGCTGGGCCTGCGCCTACCGCCCCTGGTGGAAGCGCGAGTTTACGACACTCGAGAACGGCAAGCCGAAACGGGTCTGCGACTACGAGGGACCCGGGTTCTTCCCCTGCGAACCGGACGATGTGATGGTGCCTCCCGAGCGCGGGGTGACGTCGCTCCAGGATTTCTCGTATGTGATCCGGCGGGTGCGCGTCACTGTGGACGACCTGGTGCGCGGCGACGGCACGCTGTACCAGGGGACGTCCGATCCGGCGATGGTGCAACGCCTGGTGGACTGGGCGCAGCAGGGACCGTCCAACGATTACACCCTGGTGGGCCAGGATCCGGTGAGAACCGAGCGCGAACGAAGCGAAGGCGTGGACTATGACGCCTTCATGCTGGGCCGGCGATCGCTGTGGATGTGGGAGTGGTACGGGAAGTGGCGTCCGCTGAAGAGCAAGAACCAGCAGGGCGGCGAGAACGAGCTGCAGCGCCGCGAGGTCTTCGAAGCGGACTGGGTAGTGAAGTATATACCGGGACTCCGCGAGATCGTGGGGTGCCAAGACTTGTTGCAACTCTACCCCAAGATGCGCAACCGGCGGCCGTTCGTGGAATCGACGCTCATCAAGGACGGCACCTACCGGCCGAAGGGATTCGGCGCGCTGCTGGAGGACCTGGAGGACGACGCCACGGCGAACTCGCGCCTCTTCCAGGCGGCCGGCGAGCTGAGCGTATGGCCCATCATCTTTTTCCGGCCGGGCGGCGGCATGAAGCCGGGCGCGATCCGCATCGAGCCCGGGATGGCCTATCCGACCGAGGATCCCTCTTCCGTGAACGTCGTCAAAATCTCACCCAACCTGGAGTTTGCGGTGGCGCGCCAGCAGGACATCCTCAGCATAGCGGAGAGGGTGACCGGCATCACCGATCAATCGCTCGGCCGCGGCGTGGATCGGCCCAACGCGCCCAAGACCGCAACGGGCCAGCTCGCGCTGATCGAAGAGGGCAACGTCCGGGCCTATCTGGACTCGACGATCCTGCGCGAGGACATGGAAGACGTGATCGGCGAATTCTGGGAGCTGGACTGCGACCTGGTGCCCCAGGTCGAGCCGGGTCTGTTCTTCCGGGTGACCGAAGAGCAAGCCAACGGCCTGTTCGACATCCGCCAGGGCGGGGCTTTTATGACGCCCAAGGAGTTCGGCGGCCGCTACGATTTCCGGCTCAAGTTCGCTACGAGTATCTGGGCGCGCGCAGCCAAGAAACAAGAGCTGCTGCAATTCGCAAGCTTCGCCATGCAGAACCCCATAGTGGCGCAGAACCCGCTGGCCATGTGGGAGCTGACTAACCGCCTGGCGCGGGAATTCAACGTCACCGATTTCTCAGTCCTGGTGCCGCGGCCTCCGGAGCTCGACCGCCCGAAGACACCGGACGAAGAGTGGACCGACCTCCTGGAAGGCGACTACGTTTCGCCCAACCCGCAGGATCAGGACCAGGTGCACCTGGTGGCGCACCACAAGCAGCTCGACGCCGAGCGCAGGGACCCCGACCGCAACGTCCAGGCCATCGGGTTACTGGTGAAGCACATCCTGGAGACGCAGCAGCAGGTGCGGATCAAGCAGATGATGAGCTCGCTCACCTCGCAGCTCATGGACAAGCTGCAGCCGCATCCGGGGATCACGCCGGAGATGGTGCAGCAGCTTCAGCAGCACATTCAGGGCGGACCTCCCGGCGGCCAGTTCTTCGCGCCACGGCCACCCCAACAGCAGCAGCCAGGACCGCAAGCGGCGGGACCCGGCAATATTCCACCTCCGCCCACTCCGGTGGGTTCTACCGCGGCTCCTGTGCCGCAGAACGGAATGATGTGATGCCACACGACGCGAACGGAAAGCTACTTCGGCCAGGCGACCTGGTCGACATACCCTGCACGGTGATCGCCGTACACCAGGACGGCGACGCCTGCAACCTCGATCTTGAGCTGGATTATCCAATGCCGTGTCGAACGGAGAGGGACCGCTACTGTGCGATCAACACCCGCCAGGTGGTGAGGCGAGCGGGCGGCAAGATCTATCCGTGCGGATGCCGCGCCAGCGGGTCGGACGAATTGCCGGATTACTGCTCGGAGCATTCGGTCCCTGCCCAGGCATGAGCGAGCCCTACGATTCCGCCGACCTCGACGCGATCCTGGAACTCGAGCGCTCACGCGGGTACGCGCTGCTGGTGGAGCGGATCAATGACGAGCTGGAGCGCCAGCGGCTCGAGTGCGAGCGGCCTACGACGTCGTGGAAAACTGTCGACCACGCGCAGGGCCAGTGCAGGGCGCTGCGGACGGTGCTCGCGATGACTGGGACTCTCAAGGGCGAGATCAAGGCCGCGTTGGACAAGGAGTGACATGGCAAAACTGACGATGGCGGAACGCAGGAAACTCCCGCTGAGCGACTTCGCGGTTCCTTCGAAGGCGCCGGGCCCGGGCTCGTACCCGATTGAGGACGCGAATCACCGCAAGGCCGCGGGGATGCTCTCGGCGGGCAAACCGGTCGCCGGGAAGGTGAAGGCCGCGATCAAGCGCAAGAGCGCCAAGACGGCGGCTCCCAAGCGGCCGTGGCAGAACGTCGCGAACGAAATGTTGAGGTCGTAATGGCAAACGCAAAACAAGCCGCCGCGATCGCGGAAAAGAGCAAGCACCCGGTAGACCGGATGAGCTGGGAGCCCTCCGATAACGGAGGGTTCGTGTCGCACACCACGATGCGCGGCCCCGCGCGAAAACCGAACGCGGGATACCAGCCGGGCCCGGAGCCGGACACCAAGACGCACGGCAGCGTCAACGAACTGCTGGCACACGTGAAGGCAATGGCCAGCCTGGGCGGCAAGCCGGCGCCGGCGAAGGGCACGCCTCCGGAGTGGAGCGGCACGGCCAACCAGATGCTGGCCAGCGGAGTGAGCGGGCCGAAGTCGAGCAACGGCGGCCGGTAATGAGCGTCGGAATCGTCCCCGGCGAGCGCTGCCCGTATTGCCAGAAGTTCCGCTCGCCGCTGGACATCATCCGCCAGCCGGGCGGGGTGAACATCTGTATAGCGTGCGAACAGAGACACCTGGAAGCGCTCCAGGCCATGCAGACCGGCAACTTCCTCGGCGAGTGCTCGGAGTGCGGACTGAGGTACGACGAGATCAAGGCGCGGAAGCGCTGCGGGCCGCGCGGAGAGATGGCGGTGCACTTCGAGAACGGCCGATACCGCGCGATGTGTTTGCCGTGCCACGCGGTCTATGTCCCGAAGCGCGCGGAGTTGTACCGCGAAACCGAGTTTGGAAACGATTTGAAGTTGTAAGGTTTCAATCCACGCCGGCGGCCGGCGACAAGACAACGCAAATAGTAGCACCGCGAGCCGAGCTGAGAAAGCCTGTAAGGAGTGTATGCCACCTGACGAAGTGCTCGATCATGAGCCAGAACAGCCCCAAGCGCCTGCGGGCCAGGGCAAAGACGAAGTAACCATCACCAAATCGGAATTGGAAAGCCTCCGCCGGGAACGCGACGAGGCCATCCAGGGCAATCGCGACTGGGCCAACTACGTCCGCCGCGGCGCCCAGCCGGAGCGGCAGCCGGAACCGGAGCAGGAGGACGAGCTGAACCCCGACGAGTTCATCGACGCGGCGCCGGCCGGCCTGGAAGGCGACACGCCGGAGAGGCTGGTCGACGATCTGGCATCGCAAGGAGTGGCGGCGCTCGGGAAGCGCGGCTTCATTACCGCCGCGGACGCGCAAAAGCTGGCGGTGGAAGTGGCGGCCAAAGTGACCCGCGAGCTGATCGGCAGAGAGCGCGGCAAGAGGCAGTCGGACGAGCAGATCTTCGCCGAGTTTCCGGAGCTGAAAGATCAGAAGTCGGAGCTATGGGCGGAGACGGCTAAGCGGTACCAGGCCGCGGTGCGCATGGATCCCGCCGCCAAGAAGACGCCGGCGGCGCTGTATCTGGCGGCCGACGCGGCCAAGGAGTTCCTGCGCGCCAAGAACGGCGGCAGGCGATCGCGCGAGGAGGACATGGATCTGGACGATGCGCGCGGCAACCGCGAAGACGAGAGCGACCGGCGCCGGCGCGCCGATTCGCAGGACAGCCGCCCGCGCGGCCGGGCAGCCGCGGACGACACTGACGACATGCTGGGCTCGGAGGCCAGGGCGGTCATCAAGGGCATGGGCATCACGGAGGCGGACTACAACGCCAGCCGCAGAGAGCTGGGCGTCGGGCGCGGCGGGAGGAGACGGTAATGAGTAAGTCGAAAACGATCACATCCGCTGGCGGCATCGGCGAGTCCAAGATCTTCTGCGCTCCCGAGGCCGAGAAACTGCCCAGCGGCGTGGACCGCATTCTCGGGTGCCACATCAACGGGGTGCCCATCGCGGATCTGAAACTGGATCCGCAGGTGTTGAGCGCGCTCGATTACTTCGCCACAGACGAAGGCGTGGCGGAGAAAGAGGCCAACCCCAACGCGCGGCCGTCCAGCGGGATCTCGCTGGGCGCGGGGCCGTTCGAGAAGGCCCTCGACCAGCGGCGCGACGACGTGAAGCAGCGCGATGTCCCGCTCTATGACGCCCGCGATCCGCTCAAGGAAGTGGCGGACCGGTACGCCAAGCCGGGGATGCGGGCCAAGTTCTTGTCGCGCGCCCGCATCAAAGACGAAGGCGGTACCGGGATCCACCAGGTGGTGAAGGCGGAGAACGGCGACCCGGTGACGGTCAAGGGTATGATTCTGGCGCACGCGCCGGAGGAGGTAGTGGCGGCCCGCAACGCGCACTATCGCGGGCGCGG